GCTTTAAAAGAAGACACTCGCAATAAAATTCTTGAAGGTTGGATTACTGCGATTGAGGCATACTTAGACCCTGACTTTGCAAAACAGGTTGTAAATGCAGAAGAAGGTATTATGTATGTTTCCGAAAGTATTGAATCGGTAGAAGATAAGCCTTTGGCTAATGTAATACCGTTTCCAAAACAATAATGAGTGGGGTTTATAACCTCACTTATTTTCAAAATCATCCTGAAGAGGCTGAAAAAGATGGAGTCCTCTACTGCGTTGTATTAGTCAATAAGAAGACTAATAAAAGAGAATGTTTGAAAGTTGGAATCGCCTCTGGCAGAAACTGGAAAGATGTTCTTCGACGTAGTAGGGGATTCAATCACTATGATGTTCGTATTCAGAGAACGTACCACAGCACTTTGTTTAATGTGTGGAAGCTAGAACAAGCTCTGCACGAAGAATACAAACAATACAAATACATTCCAACACAAACTTTTGGTGGATATACCGAGTGTTTCGAAATAAAGAAAGAAATTATTTTAGCTATACCCGCACAAAAATAGTTCTTGACTTTTTAACTCAAACCCCGTATAATATCTATTCAATCGTTGGAGAAAGGCTTTGAAAGAAATTATAGCACCTACACAATGTCCGAGCTGTGGCTTTACCCTTGAGTGGGAGAATGACCAGTTGTACTGCTATAATGATAATTGTGAGTCTAAAACTTACAAATTAATCGAGCATTTCGCCACCACATTGAAAATTAAGGGCATGGGGCCATCAACTATTCAAAAGCTCAGGATAACTACAATTCCTCAAATATACGAACTGAGCTTAGGTGAGATGGTAGAATCCCTTAACTCCGAAAAACTCGCTACAAAACTATTTGATGAAATTCAGGACTCTAAGAAAGCTAGTCTTTCTGAAGTATTGCCTGCTTTCTCTATTCCACTAATCGGAAAGTCAGCATCAGGTAAGTTATGTGCAGTAATCAGCTCAATCTATGACTTAAATGAAGCGGTTTGTACTACGGCGGGGCTTGGACCCAAAGCAAGCAAAAATTTGCTAGACTGGTACAGCTCCAAATTCCTCCGCGAGTACAAATGGCTACCTTTTTCGTTCGAGTCTAGAGAAGTTACTTCTGTTATTAGTCCGAAGGGCGTAGTCTGTATCAGTGGCAAACTGAAATCCTTCAAAACAAAAGCAGAAGCTGAAAAAGCTCTCACTAGCAGAGGTTATCTTGTAAAGTCTTCCGTGACTAAAGAAGTAACTCATCTTGTTAATGAGAGTGGTCTGGAAAGTTCCAAGACTAAAAAGGCTAGAGAAAGTGGAATCTCTATTATCGAAAATCTAAATCAATTTATAGGAAATTAATTTTATGGCAATTCCAAAGTGGACTGATGAGCGCACTGCCGCTCTCACAGATTTCGTAGGCACTGAGTCTCCGATTTCATATTCAACGGTTGTAGAAGCGGCTGACCAGCTCGAAACTTCTCCCCGTTCTGTAGCTTCAAAGCTGCGCAAGATGGGTCATGAAGTAGAGTCTTCTGCTTCTGTAACTACTCGCGCTTTTAGCGAAGCACAAGAAAACACTCTTCGTTCTTTTGTAGTAGACAATGCAGGTGTTTACACCTACGGTCAAATTGCAGAAGCTTTCGAAGACGGTGAGTTTTCTTCTAAGCAAATCCAAGGCAAGCTGTTGTCAATGCAATTGACTGAGCATGTCAAGCCTGCTCCTAAAGTAGAGGCTGTACGAACTTTTTCTGAGGAAGAAGAAGCACAGTTTGTCTCTTTGGCAGGCGAAGGCGCATTCCTGGAAGATATTGCAGAAGCTCTCGGGCGTACTGTAAATCAAGTTCGAGGAAAAGCGTTGTCACTTTTACGTCAAGGCTCTATCGATGCTATCCCAGCACAGAAGGAAAGCAAGGCTGCAAGCCGAGTCGATCCTCTAGAAGGTGTTGATGTAGCTGCTCTGACTGTAGAAGAGATTGCAGACCAAATCGGTAAAACTGCTAGAGGTGTTAAAACGATGTTGACTCGTCGTGGATTGACTGCCTCTAACTATGACGGTGCGGCCAAAGCAGCTAAAGCTGCAGGCTAATCCTTAGTTCCCCCTGGCTGGGGCGGGGCTTCGGCTCCGCTCTGGCTTTTTATCGCTAAAAATATCCTATGGAGAAAGTAATTGAATCTGGCATCAACCTTACTCAAGACTATTATCGCAGAAAGCGATATAGAAACTTGGTCTAATTGCCAGAAAAACTATTTTCCGTCTGAGTATGAGAGTGTCTGGACATATATTGATAAATTTGTTCAAGAATACAATCGACTCCCCACCTTCGACGATATCAAGCTAGAAGCTAGAGACTCGTCTGTTCGTAATAAACTAATGTCTTTAGAAAAAATTGAAGACTTAGAGATAGAAGCGAACAATTTACTAGAATACTTAAAAAACGAATACGTTCAGATAGAAATAATGGACGGCCTAGAAAAATTTCTTACAAATACTATAGCCACAGAAGCTGCTGAGGAGAATTTACAGTATTTGCAAGAAATGGTTTTAGATATTGAACAAAAAGTAGACCTTAAACCTGTAGATGAAAATATGCAAAAAATGCCGTTATTTGAACCTAAAGAATCCTTAGAGAACTATATATCTTTAGGGCTGCATCATGAGTTTGATAGACTTCAAACTTTTGGGCCTAAACAGTATATTGCTATAGGCGCTCCTAAAGGTAAGGGTAAATCTTTCACTTGTGCTAATCTAGCAGTCAATACTTACGAGAGTGGTAATTCTGTCATGTATTTCACCATAGAAATGACCGGCAGAGAAATACTACAGAGGTGCTGTTCTATTGCGACGGGAGTCCCTCAAGAAGCTCTTAGAAAAAGAAATCTTTCTATAGGTGAATGGAAATCTGTAGCTGAATGGTGGAGTAAAAGATACGAGGATGGAGAGCGAGTATTTCAAAAATACTTACAAACTAGAGACTTCGATGCTTTTCACCTAGATTTATCTCGCCACCCTTTGAGAGAGACTCAACTAGATATTATATATAGTCCTTCTCTTACTTTGGGTAATATTAGAGCAGAGCTTGATAAAAAGATTAACCGACTAAAACCTAAAATGGTAATAGTCGATTACATTAATCAAGTTAAGAGAAGCGCTAACTTTAATCCTCGTATGGGTCAATATGATTGGACTGAGCAAATAGAAGTAAGTAAAGCTCTAAAAGAGTATGCTCAAGCATATGATGTACTTATGGTAAGTGCATATCAAATAGACAGTACAGGAGAGGCGAGATTTTCAAAGGGCATCCTAGATTCTATGGATGCCGCTTATGTTTTAGATAACCATAATAAAGAAGGAAACATAATAAGTTTTAATTGTGCTAAAATGAGAAATGCGGAGGAACGTAGTTTTACTTCTCAGATGGACTGGACTAGCTTAAAGATTGGTCCTGAGCCTGGTCAAATACCTAAAGATGAAGATGAAGATATTGACGATTCTCCCACAGAATTTACGGGGTTATAATGAAAAAACTTTGGACTATTTGGACTTATGCTTTAGGAGGGTATTCTGACGATAAAACCGAGCCCTATGATAATTATATTACATTACTAAGAACTCTAATTGTAGGAGTAAATTTTATTACTTGTTTCTTTATTATGTCTGGCGTGGTGCATCACTGGTGAGTGCAGTAATTGATTTATTAGAAGAGAGAGGTATTTATTACCGTTTAGCTGGTCAGGATATTCTCATTAGATGTTTAAATCCTGAACACGATGATGGTAATCCTAGTATGCGAATTGATAAAGTTCTAGGGATCTTTCATTGTTTCTCTTGCGGATATAAAGGAAGTTTATTTAGCCACTACAACGTAGACTATAGTGAGCTAGAACTAAGAAGAGAAAAGCTAAGAAGGTTGATGACGACTATTCGTTCTTCGAGTATTGGATTATCCATGCCAGACGGATATCAACCGTATATAGGAAATTACAGAAACATCTCTCCAGAGACATATAGAAAATTTGAAGCATTTAGACACAATGCCAAACAGTTCATAGGCAGAATAAATTTCCCTATCAGAGAACCTAGTGGCAGAATAGTGGTTTTTCAGGGTAGAGATGATACAGGAACATTAGATAATAAGTATATGTTCTACCCTAGTGGAGTGAAACTACCCTTATTCCCACAGGTTAGGCCACTGCAGGGCCGAGCTATTCTAGTAGAAGGTATATATGATATGCTTAACTTACATGATAAAGGATTAGATAATGCCGTTTGTTGTTTTGGAGCAAAGAATTTTAACGAAGAAAAACTAAACAATCTAAAAATATCAGGGGTAAGTGCTCTTGATATTATTTTTGACGCAGATAAAGCAGGCAATGAAGCGGTAAAACAAATTAAAAAGATTGCAGGAAACTTTCCAGTAAGGGCAGTGAAGCTGCCATCAGGAGATCCTGGAGATCTAACACAGACGGAAGTTACAGAATTACGGAGAAAACTATATGGCTGAAATAGCCTTAATCGAAACAAAACCTAGTAAAAATGATTATATTCGCTTATTTGATAATGAGTTTGAGTTTGATCGTTTTTCCCTAACCTCTGACTCTACTCTCTCTAAAGTGTTAAAGAAAGATGTAGATATAGAGTTTAATCCTGATGCTTATAAGTGGGTTATTCTCGTAGGCTCGGAACCGTTAAAGTTTTACACTAAAGTAACTCAAGTTATGCAGTATGCCGGAACGATAGTAGACGATAAGTTTCTTCCTACAATTAATCCTACAATGGCAGCTTTCAAGCCTGAAGCAAAGCAAGTGTGGGATTCAGCTAAAAATAATATTCTCGGGTATATTTCTGGGGAGAAAAAGAAAGCTGAGATTAGCGGAGATAGGTTTTTAGGTATTGAAGATACGGAAGAGGCTATAGAATATATCCAACGGTGCATTGATTCTCCGTATGATTTTGTAGGAATTGACTCTGAAACTACAGGGCTATATCCTCGTAACGGACATATTCTAGGTATTAGCCTTTCTTACGAGCACGACTCAGGAGCATATATCAATGCCGACTGTTTAGACGAACGAGCTGAAGAAAAAATGCAAGAGCTCTTTGACAAGAAAAGAATGGTGTTTCATAATGCAAAGTTTGACATACCGATGTTTGAGTTTCATTTCAATGTAACGATTCCAAACTTCGAAGACACAATGCTTATGCACTATATGATAAACGAAAATCCAGGAACTCATGGGCTCAAAATGCTTGCCATGAAACATACAGATTATGGTGACTACGAAAAGCCTATGTATGCTTGGATGGATGAGTTTAGAAAACAGCGTAACGTATTGAAAGACGATTTCAAGTGGGAGTGGATTCCTTTTGATATAATGAAAGACTACGCTGCCATAGATGCCGCTGTTACTTTTATTCTTTTTGAGAAGTTTGAAAGAGCTTTAAAGAAAGGAAACGCAGGCCTAATGAAAGTCTATAAGAATATACTCCTGCCTGCATGTAGGTTTCTTATGGATGTTCAGGATAACGGAGTTCCTTTTTGTAAAGACCGCTTAATTGTAGGCCAAGATTTAATGTTGGAAGAAATTAATACAGCAGTAAACAGTTTGCAGGAAAATTCTGCTGTAAAAGCATTTCAAGCTAATGAAGGTAAAGAGTTTAATCCGAATAGTGTATTGCAGCTTCGTAAGTTGTTATTCGACTATATCGGTCTTAACCCTACAGGAATTAAAACTGAAAAAGGAGAACACTCAACAAACTCTGAAGTACTGGAAAAGCTCTCACTTCAGCATGAGATTCCTCGCCTTATTCTTGATGTTCGTAAAAAGACTAAAATTAAGAATACATATCTTGATAAGATTATTCCTCAGCTTGATAGGGACGGTCACTTACGGACCAATTTCAACTTGCATGGAACGACTTCAGGACGCCTCTCTTCGAGCGGTAAACTGAATATGCAACAAATACCTCGTGACGATCCAATCGTTAAAGGTTGTATCAGAGCTTCGGAAGGCCACAAGATTGTTGCAATGGATTTAACTACTGCCGAAGTATATGTGGCCGCGGTACTTTCCGATGACCTCGAACTCCAAGACGTATTCCGTTCTGGAGGAAACTTTCACTCTACGATTGCTCACAAGGTGTTTCGTTTAGATTGTCCAATCGAGGAAGTAGCGGAAAAGTACACAACCTATAGACAAGCTGCAAAAGCAGTAACTTTCGGCATTATGTATGGAGCAGGTCCAAATAAGATTGCTGAACAGGTTACGAAAGATGGTGGAAAGCTTTCCGTTGAACAAGCTCGACAGATTATCAAAGAATACTTTGGTGCTTTCTGGAAACTCGAAGAGTGGATTGAAACTCAGAAAAAACTTATAATCGACAGAGGACGGACGTATTCACACTTTGGTAGAAGAAGACTTTTACCCGACGTAAACTCTGATAATAAAGGAGTACAGGGTCATGCTGTTCGCTCAGGACTTAATTTCTTGGTGCAATCTGCCGCTTCGGATATTAATCTTATCGGTGCTACAGAAGCTCATTCTCGCATAAAGCAGAAAGGAATGAAAAGTAAAATTTTCGCTCTGGTACACGACTCTGTTCTCGCAGAAGTACCTTTGGATGAAATCGATGAATACTCAGAAATTCTTAGGCAAGAGATTCAAAAAGACAGGGGTATTTATATTTCCGGTGCTCCTATAGGGTGTGATTTTGAAGTTGGAGAGGACTACTCTATGGGCAAGTTCGAGAAAAAATATGGTTATCTCTTTAACGTTTAAGGAGATACTGAGAAGAATAAAATTTCCCGTGTATGCGCTTCCTAGTGAAGATTTTTACCTGAGAGACGGACTTCTTCTTTTGGACGAGCTAGTAGTAGACGATAAAAACCAGTCTGGAGATACTATAGGAAAAAGAAGGCTTCAAACGCCACACAAGCTAAAGAAGCTATCTAAAACTTATGAGACATTTTTAGACCTTGTAAAGGAAAACCCTCCCTATCTCATAGATAACGAGGGTAATCCTTTCTCTTATGAAAAAACAAAGTTTGCAACTCTCATAAGTCGAAAGATAAAGAAAAAAGAGTTAAAAGATACTCATACTATTGTTTGGGTTAGTGAGGTAAACTTTCCATTCGCGATTAGTAGACCTCCTTTAGGAAAAGAGTGGGCGCAAATTCTTTATATAGATGAGCACCCCTGGCTATTGTATAGTTTCTCTGAAAATAGGGAACCAAATGCAAAAAGGAAAATTTAATGCCAAGAAGGAAAAAGGACGTACTGTCCAGCCTTAATTTTTACTTAAAAGAAATTGAACCGCTGACAAAGAGTCAGTTAGATGTATTTGAGTCTGATAAGCATTTAATGCTTCATGGATGTGCAGGAACTGGGAAAACTTATATCTCTCTGTATCTTGCTTTAGATGATCTACAAAAAGACTTATATAATAAAATTCTACTGGTTCGGAGTGCCGTACCTACTAGAGAGATGGGGTTTCTTCCAGGAACAGAAGATGAAAAGTCTAAAGTCTATGAAAATCCTTATGTTAGTATTATGTCAGAGTTATTTTCTAGAGGAGACAATCCTTACGGACAGATGAAACAGAAGGGGATTATAAATTTTTTAACCACTTCTTATATTCGTGGAACTACTTTTTCCGATTCAGTTGTAATCGTAGATGAATGTCAGAATATGACTTTTCATGAACTTGATAGCATTATTACAAGAGTCGGGCAAAACTGTAGAATTATCTTTTGTGGAGACTTTTTCCAAACAGATTTACGAAATAGTGGTTTAAAAGACTTTATACAAATTATAAAAAATATGGATGAGTTTGATTTTATTGAATTTGGGATTAATGATATTGTAAGGAGTGATTTTGTAAAAAACTACTTGGTACAAAAATACAAAGAAGGTGTACAATGAAAAGCAATATAGAAATGGAGAGCTTAGAACGTAAAATAGACCAACTGGTAAGCAGGGTAGAGATGCTACAGCGAAGACTAGTTGATGTCGAAAATTTCCAAGTTACTATAAGAAAAGAAAGACAAGAAAGAAATTTAAAAGACGAGATGTGGACTAAAACTTGAAAGCGGTTATTTCCAATAGAATTTATATGGATATAGAGCCTTCCGCTCTTGCGGATATTGATAAGGCACTTACATATAAAATAGAGAGCTATAGAAGAGATGCTCCTCCTCAGTATGTAAAAAATTTGAGGAAAATAAAGAGCAATCTTATATCTATACCTGTTGGAAGAACCGATCTTATTCCTCCAGGATATGAAATCAAAGATAAAAGAATAGAAGTTCCTGTAGACTTTCCTGAGTTTAAGTTTGACCTCAGAAAAAGCCAGAAAGAAGTCTATGACCAGCTTGACGACAATGCTGTTATCAATGCTTTTGTATCTTGGGGGAAGACTTTCACAGCGCTCGCAATCGCCGGAAAGCTAAAGCAAAAGACTCTAATCATTACACACACTGTAGCACTAAGAACTCAGTGGGAGAAGGAAATAAGAAAAGTCTTTGGCATAGATCCTGGTGTTATAGGGTCAGGAAAATACAATATTAGTGCTCCGATCGTTGTCGGTAATGTGCAGACTTTGTATAAAATCAAAGAACAGATTACTAAAACTTTCGGAACGCTAATTGTAGATGAGTGTCACCATATACCAGCAAATACATTTAATCGACTAGTAGACTCTAGCTACGCTCGATATAAAATAGGCTTATCCGGTACGGTGGAAAGAAAAGATGGGAGGCATGTAATGATGCCTGACTACTTTGGACATAAGAGATTTACTCCGCCCAAAGAAAACTACATGCAACCCTCTATAGACATAATTCAAACTAAAATACGTTTTATGGATGGTGCTAAAATACCTTGGGCTAATCGAATTAATGATTTGGTAAGCCAAGAAGAGTACGGAAAACTTATATGTTTTTTGGCAGCAGCATACAGGAAAAAGGGTCATAAAGTGTTACTTCTTTCAGATAGAGTATATTTTCTGAAAAGAGTGAAAGAAACTTTAGGAGAACATTGTGAATTGATTACTGGAGAGGTGCCTCTCGCTGAGAGAGATAAGAAAATAGAACGAGTTCAAAGTGGAAAGGTAGACATTCTTTTAGGGACTCAAAGTATTTTCTCAGAAGGTATTAGTGTTAATCCGCTTAGCTGTCTAATACTCGCCACTCCAGTGAACAACAGACCTCTCTTAACTCAGTTAGTAGGACGAGTTATTAGAGAATATCCAGGAAAGAAAGACCCTGTAGTTGTAGACATAAACCTAAAAGGCAAGACTGCTGAGAAGCAAGCAAAATTACGCTTAGGACATTATCTACAACAACAATATGATGTATTCTTTAAAGACATGTAAGAAAAATAATTCTTGACAAAAGAAGATGTTTCCTGTATAATATACGGTCTGACTTCGAGAAATAATAGTGATTTTTTATAATTGGGCAAAAATGTATCGGTATACAGAAGGAAAATCTTCTGATATAGTTACATTAATCGCGTATATAACATACCCCACTTTACCGAGAAATCGGTCTGACTCTATTTATAGCTTGGCTCAGAAAGACTGGTCAGGCGATAGCTTTCTATTGCATCCAGAAAAGATTATCACCAATCGTAGAACGTATGGTGACACGGAACTAGCACAGTATGTGGCACTCGCTAGTTTTCGCAGCTATGCTGAATATCAAGCCACAGGAAAACGCAGCTTAGACATGCTATTATCGCCTGTTTCTGCTGAACTTATTGACAACCACAGACTACTTACCCGAGTAGAAGATACTATATACTTCTGCTGGGAAGAAGTCACGCATTAAAAGGAAAAACTATGGGTATTAAATTTACTTCATCCGCTGGGGGAGCTAAGAAAAGCTCTTTAGAGCAGTACACTTATAAAAACGGAGACAACTGTGTTCGTCTTTTCGGAGATCTTCTACCTCGATATATCTACTGGGTAAGAGGCGAAAACGATAAAAACATTCCTATGGAGTGCTTATCTTTTGACCGAGAAAAAGAAGCTTTTGTAAACCAAGAAAAAGATTGGGTTCGTGAATTCTTTCCCGATTTGAAGTGTGGCTGGTCTTACTCTGTGCAGTGTATAGATCCTGCTGATGGTAAAGCTAAAGTATTTAATCTAAAGAAAAAATTGATGGATCAGATTCTTGTAGCCGCTGAAGATTTGGGCGATCCTACTGACATTGAAGCAGGTTGGGACATTCACTTTAAGCGTGTTAAGACTGGGCCTAACGTATACAATGTTGAGTACACTCTTCAAACCTTAAAGTGTCAGAAAGCTATTCGCCCCCTAACAGACGACGAGAAAGAAGTTGTAGCGGCTGCTACTCCTATTGACGAGCTTCTGACCCGACCTACTCCAGATGCTCAAAAAGAACTTCTTGAGAGAATTATGGTAGGCGGAGCTGGAGCAGACTCTAATACTGATGAAAGTATTGAAGATGAGTTTGATGTTGCATGATAATTAACAAAAAGATAACTGACATTAATTATAAAAACTGGCATAATGATACTCAGAATCATCTAGCAAGAGCTTTTGAAAATCAAGGGTACGCTGTAAGCACAGAAAAACGTATTCAAACACCTGGAGGATATAAAAAGTATCGCCAGGCAGATATTGTGCTTGAAGAATTGAAATTAATTATTGAAGTACAAAAATCAAAAAACGTTGCTAAAGATTGGAAAGAGAGAAACGAGGACTACAAGTTAGTAGGATATAAAACTGTTTGGGTAATGCACGATAATAGATGGCAGCCCGATAGTGATCAAAATCCTGAACTTGAAAGTGAAGAAGGGGATATTTACATAAAATGGAGAGACTATGATATAAGTCAGCATAGAGCGCAGTTTATCTATAATAGCGCTCGATTTGCTATTATAGACTACGTTTATCATAATCCAGAAGTAATTGTCCTATATGCTATCCCAACCGCAGGCCAGTCTAGTTTAATGTATAGAAAAATAGAAACCGTAGAAAAAGTAAAAAGAAAGCTTACTCCTAAATTTACGGATACTAAGCACTTTGGCATAAATGATTTTAAAAACCACAAACAATCTCCTGAAGAATTTGATGGGTATAATGTTATTACTTCTATTATCGCTAAAGATACCTTTAAGTTGGCGGATGTTGCCTAATGAAAATTCTATTCTCTGCCGATTGGCATATTAAATTAGGTCAGAAAAACGTGCCCATTAATTGGGCGCGTGCTCGCTATGATTCATTCTTCCACCAGATTCATATCTTGGAAGACGATGCTGATTTGCATATTATTGGCGGCGACCTATTCGACAGAGTACCAACAATAGAAGAACTAGAACTATATTTTACCTTTGTAAAGGGGTGTAATATAGAAACGATTATCTATGACGGTAATCATGAGGCTACGAAAAAGAATAAAACGTTTTTCACAGCCTTAAAAGAAGTTACTAACTCGCTCAACCCTTTAGTCTATGTGATAGATGAAGCTTTCGAGGACGAGAGAGGCTTTAGTATTTTGCCTTATTGTGATTTACACAAGAAAAGCTCTATAGAAATGCTAAATAAGTCTTTCCCAGTGTTTACTCATGTACGCGGAGAAATACCTCCTCACGTTACTCCAGAGGTTGATTTAGATAGATTTAAACGATTTCCAATAGTTTTTGCGGGGGATTTACATTCTCACTCAAACTGCCAACAAAATATAGTGTACCCTGGTAGTCCTATGACAACTAGTTTCCATCGTTCTAAAGTAGGGACGGGAATAATCACTATAGATACAGAATATTGGGAATGGGTTTGGAATGAGTTGGAGCTTCCACAACTACTTCGCAAGACAGTGAGTGACCCCGCTGATATGATAAATGGTCTATACGATCATGTTATATATGAGCTAGAAGGAGACCTCGGGGATCTTGCAAAAGTAACCTCTACTGAACTTCTTGATAAGAAGGTTGTAAGAAGAAGTTCTGAAGCTACTCTTGTACTAGACAAAGAGCTTACAATCGGAGAAGAGTTAGTAGAGTATCTAATGTATGTACTAGAGATACACGATGAGAAAATACCAGACATATTAGGAATATTTAATGATTACGCTAAAAACTTTGAAATGGAGTAATTGCTTCTCTTATGGGGAAAGCAATGAACTCGATCTTTCTGATACCAAACTAACTCAGATTCTGGGCAGTAATGGTGTTGGTAAATCATCTATTCCTCTTATACTGGAAGAAGTGTTATTTAATAAAAACTCAAAAGGAATAAAGAAAGCCGATATTCCAAATCGAGAATTGAATAATGGATACTCAATCTACCTTTCATTTTCGAAGGGTGGAGATGAGTACGAAATAGACCTTCAGCGTAAGTCTTCGCTTAAAGTAAAGTTTCTAAAGAACGGAGAAGATATTGGTAGTCATACGGCTACCAATACTTATAAAAGCATACAAGAAGTTCTTGGAATTGATTTCAAAACATTCTCTCAGGTAGTTTACCAAAATACAAACGCAAGTTTGAATTTTTTAACTGCTACTGATGCTAATCGTAAAAAGTTTCTTATAGACTTGTTAGGGCTAGAAAAGTATGTAAAACTTTTTGATGTGTTCAAGGATGCTTCTAGAGAAGTCGAGCAAGAATTTGCAACGCTTGAAGGTCGCATTTCGACTATTGAAAAATGGTTGGAAA